GCTAATTAAGTCTTTAGCCTCAAACCACACGCCTGTATCTGGCAAGGCAAAGCCGTTGTGAGTGGTTTTATCCTGCGTGGACAGCTTGTAACGTATTTGCGTCATGATGGTATTCCCTTTCGTTATAGTTAGTTGAGCCGGTTAGCTCCCGAAGCGCCCAGCGACAGGCGCTTGAGGTGCTAGGCTAGTAATTCCAGGGTTCTGCACCAGCTAATTTTGCCATACGTTTTGCTGCGTGTTTTGTAGCAAATCTGTTGGAGCTAATAATTTTATTTCCTTCAGACAATTCAAGAATCCATCCGTATGATGTTTTCCATATATTTGCTCTCATATCACCGCCCAGTGCACAGGTTATATAACGCGTTATTGTTTTTGCTCAACCATTTGACATTAGATTTTTGCTCTCGTGCCCGCGCGGAGCGGACACCCTCGTAAACTTTGGCAATCTTTTTTGCTGCGCTGCCCGCGTTGCGGGCGGTGACGTATACGCATCCATCTGTGTACTCTTTCATGGCTCTACTCCTTGTAGTTGTTGGTGGATTACGAGCTGCATCTATTCATGCAGTGATGCGCAAGATAAGGCATTACGCCTCTTTGTTTTTGTCCGATACATCGATATTGATGTAATTGCTCATGATCCGTTACTCCTATCTTAGTCCCGAGACTCTCACCGCCTGGATGGTGTTGGCTGGTCTGACCTCATAAATATAGGTGCACATCCTGACCGGAGATGGATGCCTGTAAATTGCCGCCACGATCCCGGCCCTATAAAAGCTGATCGCTAGCTTGTTGGCTTCGGTTTTTGTCATGTCATACCCCTTAGTTATCGCATCCATACATGCAGTAAGTGCGATTATAGGCGTTATGCGTAATCTATCAATAGGCATAACGCTTATTAGCACAACTTTCGGACAAGCGGTATATTAGAGTTCGCTTGATCGAAGGCTTCATTCGATTGCATCTCATAATTACCCTCACGTGCGTGGGTGTGTATTGTCTAAGGTTAATACCATGGATTGCACCGGATACTACTGCAAAGGTTAGCTGATCGATTGGGATAGGTTTGGGATCCGTGGGTAAAGGTAATCCGTGGGTATGGGTAAGAGGTATCCTACTCACCACTCACTAACCACCCACCACTACCTGGCATCACCACACCACCACACCAACACCAGCTTATCACCAGGACAAGTCTCTGCAGGGGGGGAGGGTCAGTGGTGAGTGGTGAGAATGTGTAGGTGCCATCCTCAATACAGGAAAAAGGTAAACTGACTAATCCCGACTGGATTGTGTGGGTATTATTAGTATAGTAATGAGTGAATGAAGGACGGCACTACGTGGGAGTTCCCCCCTTTAGCCGAGGGGAAGGGCTGTTTGCACTGTATCGCTTTCCGAATTTATCTTTTCAGTTTTACAGGACAAACTTTATCCCTACCGAGGGATTAGGTTTTGAAATGGATGCAGGCATTGCATTGATAGGTTAACCGTGCTTTGCCTGGTTGCCATTGCTTCCAACGGGGCGGTTCGTTGGTCGCCGTCTGTTTATGGTTGCTGGATGACGAGTCCAATTCGACTACTATCTGTTGCTTTTTACCGGAGTGAGGTCAAATCACCCTACTGTAAGCGCAGCATCATTATCGGTAACAGATAGTATGCGGATTAAACCTATGGGTGAAGCAAGGTATGTGGCGATTGGAGAAGCTTTAGCTTCCTTTACTTGTTGCTGTATTTCAGGTACGATTTTACTACTTCTTTCTGGTTTGTCAAATGAGTGATAATTTATGAGTTATGCCACGCCCTTCGATGCCGAGTACCGCAAGCAGGTAAAGCAGAAGAAACGGGAAGAGAATAAGAAGGCTTGGGCTGAGAAGGTGAAGGAGACAAAAGCCAAGCTCCCTATCGGCTATTCTGCGTCTGATGATAAGAAAAGGGTGCAGGAGTTCAAGAATCAGCTTCTTCATGCCGTTACGGGCGAGACTATCATCAGGAAGGTGATCGCAGTAGCAAAGGATGATGAACATCCAGGTCAGATGGCTGCACTAAAAATGTGTCTTGACCGCCTATTACCAGTTAGTTTATTTGAAAGCGCAGAAGCCAAAGCAGGAGGGTTTGGAAATATTACGATTGTCATAGGTTCTACACACCCTGAACTTTCAAACGAAATCACAGTTATCGAAAATGAACCTTTGAAAATAAAAAAAGAAGATGGGAACTGAAGTTTCAAATGATACAGTCATCTCTTATGATTTGACTCCGTGGCAAAAGGAAGTTTACATCTCGGATGCAAGGTTCAAGGTCGTTGTTGCCGGCCGCCGTTGCGGGAAGACTAGACTTTCAGCTATCGAACTCATCACGAAGGCCACTCAATGCCCCGCCTTTGATGCACGTGTAATGTATGTAGCCCCAACTCAGGGGATGGCTTATGACCTCATGTGGTCGCTCGTGATGCACCTTGCCGAGCCTTTAATAGCCAAAGCCCATATCAATGATGGCGATATAACCCTTAAAAACGGGATTGTCATTCAGATTCGCGGGGCAGATAAACCTGACCGTCTACGTGGTAAAAAACTGTTCTTCGCCATTCTTGACGAAATGAAGGACATCAAGACAGGTACTTGGGAATCAAGTATCCGACCTTCTTTGGCGGACATGGAAGGGGGAGCCTTGTTTATAGGGACTCCAGCCCCGGAAGCCGAGGAATTCAGGAAGTATTACGACTTCGGGCAGGAAGATGATGATAAGTACGATCCGGAATGGAAGTCCTGGCATTTCACCACGGCTGATAACCCATATATCAAGAAGTCCGAGATTCAAGCAGCCAAGAATTCGATGGGGGCAGCAGAGTTCTTCAGGGAATTCGAGGCTTCATGGGATACCACAGGGGCTAATGTACTCAAGCTGGAATGGTTCAAGAAAGCTCCGGCCCCTCAAGGTGAGTATTCAACCTACATATCTATCGACCCCGCCGGTTACGAGAACGTCAACAAGTCTAAGCATCTGGACTTCTTCGCCATCGCGGTAGTTAGGGTCTATGATAACGGGCATTGGTGGGTGCAGAAGATAGATTATGGGCGTTGGGACGTAAGGGAGTCGGCAGTCCGTGTCCTGATGAATATCCGTTCCCACAAACCGATGGCGATAGGTATCGAGAAAGGCTCATTGATGAGAGCTTTAATGCCTTATCTTGAGGATTTGATGCGTAAGAACCAGGTCTTTGCCCATATCCACACCATCCCGACAGCAAGCACCAGTAAAATCAATAGAATCACTTACGCCCTACAGGGATTGATGGAACATGGGCGGATAACCTTCAATCCTGACGAAAATTGGGATGAACTGAAGCGGGAGATGATAGGTTTTCCATCAGAGAGGGTTCACAACGATTTGATCGACGCCCTGGCTAGTATCGCCCATCTGGTAACAGTCACCTATGGCAGACCAAATGATGCCGAGGAATGGCAACCTCTTGACGAGATGGCTGGTATTTGACGAAAACACCATTCTAGTGTAAAAGACCGCCTATATTCGGAGGTTCGTATGATTATAATCCACGATGATTCAAAAGCAGAAATCATAAATATCCTTGAGCCGGATGTGAAGGATTACTATCAACCCACCGAGAATGACAGGAAACTCCTCAAGTTTATCGTTGAACACACCGATAGATGGCGCGACTACCGCGACCAGAACTATTCTGAAGACCTGAAGAAATACGAGCGCATGTTCCGAGGCAAATGGGAATCCTCCGACAAGACACGCGGTTCCGAACGCTCCAAAATCATCTCTCCCGCCACCCAACAAGCCATCGAGACACGCCATGCCGAAATCATGGAGGCCATCTTCGGTCAAGGTGAGTTTTTTGACATAAAAGACGACCTGAATGACGTGAATGGCAGGATTGACGTCGAAAAGCTCAAAAACCAGCTCAAAGAAGATTTCGCACAGGACAAGATACGCAAATCCATCGAAAGTATCGCATTGCTTGCCGAAATAGGCGGTACTGGTATCGGTGAAATCATCGTAACCAAGCAGAAACAGTACGTGCCCATGCAATTCCCGATAGAGGGAAACATGACCGCCTATGGGACTGGCGAAAAAGAACGCGTTTCAGTAAGACTCTCCCCGGTAAACCTCAACAACTTCCTGTTTGACCCAAATGGCACAACTATTGACGACTGTATGGGCGTTGCCATCGAGAAGTACGTGTCTATCCACAAGGTTGTAAAAGGCATCAAGGACGAGAAATACAGGGATATTGAGTTATCCACACTCTATGAGGACAATACCCTCGAATCCACACAGCAAACCACCGATTACCGCGATGACAAGGTTCTTCTCCTGACCTATTACGGACTTGTTCCACGTGAAACACTCATTGAGGAAGAAGAAAGCGATGTAGAAGAGTTGTTTCCAGAAGAACCAACACTTAAATCCGATAATTTTGAGGATTACGAGGATATGGTCGAGGCGATTGTCATCGTAGCAAATGGAATGGCAGTCCTGAAAGCCGAAATATCCCCTTATATGATGCAGGACAGGCCGGTTATCTGTTATCAGGCCGATACCGTGCCAAACCGTCTGTTAGGACGTGGAACAGCCGAAAAAGCCCTCAATATGCAAGTATCCATTGATGGCTCAATCCGTTCCCACATGGACTCACTTGCCCTTACCTCTGCACCGATGATGGGAACTGATGCAACTCGTGTCCCAAGAGGGTTCAAGTTCGAAGTGAAGCCGGGCGCAAATATAATGGCGAATGGCAATCCTGCTGAAATCTTCTTTCCGTTCAAGTTTGGTCAAACAGATGGTCAGTCGATGGAAACCAGCAAGGAATTCGAGCGCATGTTGCTGATGGCAACGGGAACGATGGATTCTGCCGGTCAAACCTCACAAGTGGCAAGGGATACCAACATGGATATGGCGACCGCCACCATGATAAAGAAATACAAACGGACTCTGGTGAACTTTCAGGAGGACTTCTTGATTCCGTTCATCTACAAGGCCGCATGGCGTTACATGCAGTTCGACCCGGAGCGTTACCCCGCCGTGGACGTGAAGTTCATTCCTACCGCGACACTAGGCATCATCGCAAGGGAATACGAACAAAAACAGCTTGCCTTCCTGATTCAGACGCTAGGCGCACAATCTCCACTCACGCCTATCCTGATGCAGGGAATTCTGGAGAATTCATCTATCTCTACAAGGGAGCAGATGATTGAACAGATGAAACAGATGTCGCGGCCCGACCCCGAGCAACAGCAACTCCAGCAACAAGCAGTTCAACTGGATATGGCTGACAAACAGGCTAAAGTCAGTAAAACACAAGCCGAGACGCAGAAAATCGCCGTTGATACTCAATTGGCCCCTGATATTGCAAAGGCACAGATAGTCTCTGCTTTGTCCAACAATCTCGATGAGGATAATGAAGGTAAAGACTTCGAGCGCAGAGTCAAGATAGCTGATTTGATGCTTCGTGAAAAGGATATTTCAAGTAATGAGAATATCGCCAGGATGCAAATGACCAAGACGGCTCAAGACCAGAATTCAAAGGCTATCGAGACGGTTATGAAGGTTGACGAACACAAAATGAAAAAAGAAGAGCATGAGATGAAGAAAGAGGAATTGGCTTTGAAGAAACAAGCCAAAAAGCCAGTCAAGATAACCGCGCCTTCAGGCGATGCTTATACGGTTGAGTAATAATTCAATAAAAGCAGGAAAGCGAGGAAAATAAAATTGCTGATAACATAACTAAAGCCTCATGGGATGCCGGAGATGCAGCAGCCTTCGATGACATAGGCGGAGTAAAGTATCCGATAGGCAAACTGGCCTATGGCCCTACGGACACTGCAACGCTGGTGTCCAAGAATGATGCCCTGCCAGTCGGTTTCTACACCGATGCCTCGGACATTGACTGGACAACTACAGTCCTTGCGGCCAGCGCTTCTTATGTAGGCCCTGTTTATGACACGACGCTAGTAGGCCCTTATGTGTCTCATTACATCAAGGCCTCTCATAGTGGTACTCATGTTCTTGAAGTCAGTGGCAATGGAACTGACTTTGACCCGATAGATACCGATATTCAAGGCGCTGGTGATATTCGAGTTGAAGAACATTATTGTTCGGCGCGGTATCACCGTACTACCTATATCAACGATGGAACCTTGCAGACTTATTTTAGGCACTCCACCGTTTGTCGCCACATAGGCACGGGACATGAGATAGGTATCAAATCTTCCATGAATGTAATCAAAGGAGACAAGACCCACAACACCACTGCCCCAGCCGCAGAAGCTCTTGAGGTTATCGGGCACGTAGCAAAAGCCGCTGCTCCTACCTATGCCGAAGGTGCGGTCGTAAATGCTCGCGTGACTCTTACCGGAGATACCGCTATTACACTGGACGGGGAGTCTGTAGCAGTCACCGGCACGTTCTGGCAAACAACTCAACCCGTATCTCTTACCTCAGTACCCTCCCATGATGTAACTAATGGCGGAACCTTTGCTGTCCAGGCAACGCTCGCTGCCGAGACCACGAAGGTTATTGGCACGATCAATGTAGCGGCAGCACAGACCATCGCC